TTGGCTATGGTCAACCCGACTGAAGAGGGCGGATACGAACTCGCTCAGCGAGGGTTCATCCAGGGTGCACTTCCAGGTGAAATCATTGTTGACGAAGAGGAGGACGACAACAATGAATGACACTTGTAAGATTTGCAAGCATGATCGAAAAGGTCACCAACAGCTTGAACTCATTGGTAATCTTCATCACAAGTACTCTGAGAATGGTGAAGTTAAACCCTCAACTGCTGTGCAAGATGCTGCAGCAGCGGAGAAAGCCAAGAAAGCCATTGGCCCTGCTGACACAGTACTACGAGCAATCTTGATGGATCTGGGTATAGTTTCATTTGACGCTCTGGCTCGAAAGGAGTTGGAGCTTCGTGAACAGTCGCCTCATACGCGTCCCAGAGCTGACGGATGAGCTGATTGGGGAAATAGGGCGCATAGGCCGTCTTCGATCGCCTGCGGAAGCATGCGGAATGCTTGCGGAAGCGCCTGACGATTCGCCCTTGCGCATCATTGAGCTGCCGAATCGCAGCATGAACCCCACAGAAGAATATGAGGTATGGGGTAAAGACCTGGGGTTAGCTATTGAGCCCTACTCTGGTTATGATGTGGCTGCTCTTTGGCATACTCACCCTAAGGGTACACTAGGCCCCAGTCAAACTGACCTCATGAATGTTATTGAGGCTGTCCCCATGTTACTGGTCACTTTGTTGGCCGATGGAGTCAATATTCCTGAGTGGTTCTAATGAGCTTCGTCATTCGAGAACAATGCGGATGTGGGGCTGCAATAGAAGTTGAAGGCCACGATGACAATGCGAGCAACATCTTCTGTGCTGACCTGGTAAACGCATGGCGAACTTCTCATCACCACATGAGTAGACCACCTGAGCCGAGAGGTTCGGATCACGTCGGAGTAGATTCCCTAGTTGAAGCTACTATAGGATTCCAAAGAGGTCGAGGAGTGGAGGTGGCTGATGGCTAACTACAAACCGACTCGCCGGCAAATGGAAGGCTCGGAATTCGGTGGTGTGGAGAATACCACTGCTACAATCCAACCTAAACCTCCGGAGGCTTTGACTCCCGGTGAACGTCTTCGACTGTTGTCTTTGACTGGTCAGGATACAGACACTGAAGCTTTGCTTGATCGTCGAGCTATGTGGGGACTATCCACTGAAGGTCGTCCTAACTGGTTGGGTGGAACAGGTAAGGAATCTGAAGCTGAGCGCCAGGGCATAGGTGAAGAATGAGCGCCTTGCCCATGGGCGAGGGAGCTTTCTTTCGTAAGGATGTTTACTTCGACAAGGTCGGGTATTTTCCACACGACGGTCAGAAACTCGTTCATTACAACTCTACTCGGCATCGAGTCTTGGTTAATGGTCGACGCTGGGGTAAGACATTCGTTGGAGGGCGTGAAGCTGAGGCTAGCGCTTTTGTTCGGAATTTTCTTGGTGAACCTTGCCGAGGCTGGATTATCGGTCCGGAGTATACGGATTGTGAAAAAGAATACCGAGTTATCTACGATAGCTTTCGCAAGCTTGGAGTAGATACTCTTTCGACTCGATTCACCAACAATGTTGAGTCGGGTAACATGCACATCAAGACAAAGTGGGGATTTGATCTCCAGTGTCGGTCGGCTAAGCACCCTGAGAGCTTGGTCGGTGAAGGTCTTGACTTTGTATTGCTGGTTGAAGGCGGTCGCCACAAGCGCAAGATGTGGGGTGACTACGTTAGGCCGGCATTGTCCGACAAGCGAGGTTGGTCACTAACTTCGGGAGTGCCTGAGGGTGCTACGGAGAATTCGCTGTTGTATTCACTGTATCAGCGAGGGCAAGATCCCAGTAAGAAAACTTGGTGGTCTATCTCGATGCCTTCGTGGACTAACACTATCGTCTTCCCCGGTGGCGCTAAGGATCCTGAGATTCTTGAAGCCGCTGACGACTTGACTGAAGATGAATTCCGTCGCCAGTATGGGGCTGAGTTTGTTGATGCTGTTGGTCGAGTTATGAAAGAATGGGACGACGATGTCCATATTGGTGACTTTGATTACAACAAGCGGTGGCCGCTGTATGCAGCTACGGATTACGGCTATACCAATGACTGGGTTTGGCTTTGGATCCAGGTAGACGAATGGAACAATGTTTACGTTATTGGTGAAGAGCGATACCAGCTTCGAGACACTGAAGACATCGCTCGTCGTACTCTAAAGGATCACCCGCTAATGCCTAAGGTGCTTTGCATCTATGGCCCGCCGGCAGAGCCTGATGACAACAACGTTCTTCGTCGAACGCTAGATAAGCAGGTTCGAGCTAACACGGGTGGAGAGATCAAGGTTCGGAACGCTCTGATTCGTTCTGCGCTCAAGCGGCGACCTACGGAACTACCTGACGACCATCCTGAGAAGCAGCCGCAGTTGAAGATTGATCGAAGCTGCGTCAAGCTACAATGGGAAATGCGTGAGGGGTACCGCTGGCCTGAGCACCGTAGCGATACCAAGAACGACAGTGAAGTCCCGATGGACAAAGACAACCATGGGCCTGAGGCCCTGGGGCGGTTCTTCAAGGGTCACATGGAACGGTTCAGCGAAACTAGGCCTGCTCGACAGAGCACAGTAAGGATGAGAAGGCGATGACAACTGACTTCACACCTTACTCCTCAGTTAAGCCTTGGCTGGGGTCGCCTCCCACCTGGTATCCCGAAGAGCACGCTGACCGTGTTGGTGCTTATCTGAAGTACGATGAGCTTTACTGGAACGACCCGACTCAGTTTTCGCTGCGAGTGCTGGATGGGGAAGAGCCCATCTATGTCCCTAATGCACGAATCGTGGTTGACACTACAGCTCACTACCTGCTCAAGGGTCTTCAGATCACCGTTCGTGAGCCTAGTAATAACAAGGCTACAGTCGAAACTTTGTCTGCGTTCCTGACGCGAGAGATGTTTTACTCGCGATTCCACACAGCCAAGCATTCGGGTGTGGCTCGAGGTGACTTCGCGTTCCACATGACGGCTGACCCCACTAAGACTGAAGGTTCCAAGGTTTCTCTTACCCCGATTGATCCCACTCGGGTAATTCCAATCTACGACGATGACGACATGGAGAAGTTGCTCCGAGTTCATATCGTTGATGAATACGTTGATCCCAACGACCGTAACAAGGTCTTCGTACATAAGCTCACCTATGAGTATGAGTACGGGATCGGCAATCGGAAGGTCTTCCGCGAGGAAGCCATTTACGAGCTCGAGCCGAAGTGGTACGGTCCTCGGCCTAAGATCAAGCAGATGATTCACCCGCGCGAGCAGCTCAACCCCCTGATTACTACCATCCCAGTCTACTGGTTCAAGAACTTGGATTGGCTGGGTCAGGAGTTTGGGTCGTCTGAACTGCGAGGGTTTGAAGGGCTGCTGCAGAACGTTAGCCAGCAGACTACAGACCAGGGTGCTTCGCTGTCTCTTGAAGGCCTAGGGGTTTATGCTACTGACGGTGGCCGAGCTGTTGATGGTCAGGGTAATGAAACTGACTGGGAGATTTCGCCTGGTAAGGTGATGGAGGTTCCTTCGGGTTCCTACTTCCGGCGAGTCGAAGGAGTCGGTTCTCTTAAGCCTTCCCTCGATCACATTGGTTACCTCGAAGAGAAGTTGCAAATGGCAACGGGTCTCAGCGATGTGGCTATGGGTCGAGTGGATGTCCAGACGGCACAGAGCGGGATTGCCTTGGCAATCAAGTTCATGCCCACGCTGGCGAAGATGGAGCAGCGCGACACGGCTGGTGTGGAGCGACTCGCTCAGTTGTTCTTTGACTGGAAGGCCTGGCAGCAGGTCTTTGAAGGTCAGACACTAGCGGGTGACATTATCCCGGAGATCGGACAGAAGCTACCAGCCGATCGTACTGCTACAATGAACGAACTTAACAACATGCTCGATAGGTCGGTTATTTCCAAAGCTTACTATCGCCAGGAAATGCAGAAGCTCGGTTACGAGTTTCCCGATGACATCGAGAAGCAGATCGAAGATGAGAAGACTGCGGATGCCGAAAGGGCAGCTGCGTTCGCTCAGCCTTCCGATAACGCCGAAGATCCGGCCTCGGCTGGCGGCGCCCAGAACTCTCCCCGTGATGGGGAGAACAACAGCAACAACAAGAAGAAGCCAAACGAGAGCGCTGGTACCGAGACGGGCCAAACTCCCGAGAGGCAGGCGAGGACCGCGAGGTCTCGCAGTTAGTACAAGATGAGGCGAGATGCCTCGCGGATAAGAAGGAGCGCGTGATGCGCAGCAACATGCCGTGGTGGCAGTACATTACTCGGGTGGTTGGTGCCGAGGGCGACGGTACGGACGGCGGAGACGCTGATTCGACTGACGACGCGGCTGACAGCAACTCGAGCGATGACGGAAGCGATGGGGACGCCGACGGAAGCGATTCTGACGACGGCTCAAACAGTGATGACGACGGTGATGGCAAGGGCTCGAAGAAGGCGGTTCTGGCCGAACTGGCTAAGGAGCGTAGGGCCCGGCAGCGGCTAGAGAAGCAGGTTGCCAAGCTGACCAAGCCGAAGGATGACGGCAAGGGCGACGAGGCTAATAACGAGGCTGACAACGTCGAGCTGACGAAGGCTCAGGAGAAGCTGAAGGCCG